AAATAATTGTCTTTCAAAATTATTATAGTCATTCAGTTCTTTTTGAGATAATTCATATAGATTATACTCTTCATATTCCGATATGATTTTATTACAATCAAACCAATCCAGTCCATAAAGAATCGGGATGTAATTTTCAGCATTAAACATTCCCCACGGACAACTAATATCTGATGATAATGGTAATCTATTTTTCCACATATCAAGATAATTTTGAAGAGTTGGTGTCAATTCTAAATTATTCTTAACTTCTTTCCAAAATGGAGTATCATCTCTCTTTATGAGATAGTGTGCCTGAACGTAATCTGCAATATTATCAAATATTGCATTTACATGTTTATTGCAACTGTCTTCATCATATGTTGGTAAAAAGTGAATGAAACAGAACATTTGTTGAATGACACTGCCAATAGATGTCGCTTCAAGTGGTTCCACAAAACTTTGAGCTAATCCAACACCATAACAGTTTTTATGCCATGCCTTTTCTAAACGACCAGGATCAAACTTAAATGATCTTGCAACTTCTAATGTTTGACCATATGCTTCTTCCATTTCTTGATGAGCTTCATCTTTGCCGATAAATCCATCACAGTACACATATCCGTTTCCAGTTCTAGTCTGTGTTGGAATTGTCCAAGACCAACCATTTTTTCTTGCAGTGGATTTTGTATATTTATTATATTCATCCATCTCCTCTGTTGGAAATGCAATAGCAGAATTTAATGGAAAATAGCGGGCATATGATTTCCACTTAATTCCATAAGTTTTATGTAAAAGAAGTTTTGCAAATCCTGTACAGTCGATGAAGAAATCTGCAAAATGTTCCCATTCACTTGATACAACAGAACGAATATCTCCAGTTTCCTCATCTAAAGTTGCACCTGTTAGATTATCAATAATGATTTCAATATTTCTTTTTTTACACTCCTCATGTAAAAATGTATTCAATGCAAATGTATCAAAATGATACTGATTTGTTGGGGAATCATTCAAATTATTGAAGTTATTTAATGCAACTTTATTTTCCCAAGTCTTATCAGATTGCATTTTTTGTGGTGCTTGAGATGTAGCAATAATATGAGCATAATTGAAGAAATAGCTACCCTTTATCTTTGAAAATGGTAATCCAACATTGTGCATAAAGTCATTTTCTGCCCAATTCTCAAAATATACACCAATCTTAAATGTACCATTGCAATGCAATATTGCATCAAGTTGATTCAGACCAATAAATGAACAGAATTGAGCCCAATGTTCGGTTGAACTTTCTCCAACTCCAACGATGCCAACATCAGCAGATTCTACAATCTTAATTTCTTTCTGAGGAAATCTTGTTTTAAGTATTAAAGCGGCAATACATCCTGCAGTACCACCGCCAACTACAATGATACTATCAATTTTTTTCATTTAATTCTTTCCTCAATTCTTCAGCAAGTTTAATGGATCTCCTCCATATCATATATTTAACAATCGGATTATCAGGACTCTGCATGATTTTCCACTTCAGTTTCTCATATTCCAATTTAATTCTTTGCTGTGTCAATACCAAAAAAGTTGCCAAGGATTTATCCGTGACAACGAAATATCCGATGATTAAAAATACTCCAAGCCAAAAGTATGAGGTTATCATAAGAATACAGTCCCTGGTTGTGACTGTGAGCGGTGCTCTTTTATATATTTGTGTGCTTGACGGGTTGTAGATACCATTTCTAATTGATACCCACCATGAATGATGATCAGGTTCTTTTTACCATAAGGAACCGCAGCATATCCATCATCAGTGATAAAACCTTCTTTCATAATATATTACCAGGAAAAACTTAAAGTAACTCTAGGCTCAAAAACAATTGGATTGTGATATACACCCTTGGGAATAAACAATGAATCACCGGAATTCATGATTACCTCAGAACCATCATCAAATGTATAAGACATATTACCAATAGATTGTACAATTATAACATCCATCGTATCACAATGTCTACCAAATGTTAAAGATCCTTTGGCAAATGACAAGTAAATATGTAACTCTTCGATATTATATTTCTTTTTAACTTCAGTATATGCAGATTGTATGGTTGGTGGGTAGAAATTATTGTGTAAAACAAATAGTGGCAGATCTTTATTGTTTGACACTAATTTATGAGTATTGTTTAGATACTCATGATTGATTTTATCAATTACATCTTGCCAAGTAACATTCTTACAAGCATTAAAATCATTCTTTCTATATTGATAACTCTGAGACATTGATTTACACTAAAAACTGTTTTTCATATTCTTTCAGTTCTTGAGGAACGTCAAGGATGTTAGAATCAATGGGAACTGATTTGTTCCATCTTACCACATTTTCAGGTTTCTTGTAAAGTTTAATGCCCAGATGATTATACTTCAGATGTGTGGGAACTTTGACCTCGTAGGTATCACCATCGTTTGATGTCAGGTAACTGAGCTCCAGGTTCTCCTCTGCGGTCACCACAATGGTCTGGCATGACAGTAAAAAGATCTCCTGAAACTTGTCCAGGCTAGACAGATACACGTCTGGGTTGTCCAAAATCATGCGCGAAATGAATTGTGGAGACAAACAGTGGTCATGTACGACCTTTTTCTTTACACTTTTGTTTTTCAGTGCATTTTCGCTGATCAGACCAGTAGGATTGGGGGTGCCTGTGTCGAAGACGCCAATATAATAGATTCTGGTAATGGGGCGAGCAAATTCGGGTTTGCCCCAGTTATGTAAATTGGCTTTGAGACTATTGTATGTGGTCTCGCAGTAGGATTTCCAGTCTTTCATTTAACTTCTACCTCTTAAGTTCCAAGGATCAACACCAGGAGGAATAGGATCATCCCACTTACTATCAGGTGTTTCATCACTCCAATAATAACGCAGTTTATCACCATCCGCAGAAATATTCAAGTGATAGATTTTATCACTTTCAGTATACACACCAATCCAAAGTGTGCGTTCGTTCATACTTTCCAGATGAAACATTTGAATGTCTTGAAGCACAATTTCGTCTGGATTTTCTGTAAATCTGCTCATTTCAAACTCCTCAACACCTTACGAAGAAACTGAATAGAACCATAAAACTCTTGTCCATCTTGACCACCAATCACAATCCAGTCAATTTCTTCAAGGGCAAGTTGAATTTTTTGCTCTCTGGTAAGGTCTTCAAAATCTTTTTCAGCAAACTCTTTCCTTTCAATCGCAGCAAGATGTTGGAAAGCATGTTTGTTTTCCTCCATAATGTTCTTTGCGATATCTAGAACTTTGTTCTCCTTTTCACGACGTTCTGCTTCCTCAAACATTTCGTCAGGATAGGGCTCCATAGTATAACCTTCAGTCATTTGTAAAACTCTCCTGAAACTTTTTCCAACCTACATCTAAGGCTTTCTCTTTCCATCCCCAGACACCATGTTCCATACCATCAATACCAGAATTTTCAATCTCATCTTGAATAAGACGGCGGAGCATTTCAATTTGTTCGTCAGTCATAATACCTCCCAATCACATTCCCAGTTACAATCGTTGCTTGTATTCACCCAAAAGAAGTATTTCTGGTTCTCTGATGCGAGAAACAGCATACCATCACCCTTATCTTGCTCTACAATACAGATGGCGTTGTTGTCCATCATATTCGCAAGACGGTTCTTTGCTTTACTGCTCTTCGGTTTTACGGTCACTCTTCGCATTGTTCTTCCTCATCAGTCAGGACGGTTCCCATAGGACCTTTTTTGATACGCTCCCACTCCTTTTCTGCTTCTAGCATATCATCAAACTTGCTTTTCAAGTCCTCACCCAAAGTCAGTTCAAACTCATCAGCAACCTTACGCATATTCTCTACACTTCGGTCTTCACTAAATGCGAGACCACAAGCACCTTTCATAATGTTGAGTTCATTGTGACCCATCGCACGAGCAACAGTTGCGAAGAATCTAAACAGTTGATGAACATTAAGGTCTTCAGCAGGAATCTGAAAAGTATAATGCTCTTCAGGGAGCACAGTATCATCAAAACCACTGCTGTAATGAGTGGAAGTCCATTCAGTATCAAACTGAACCTTAAGGGATGCCTTGTAAGTCATTGGTTTGTTTCCTATGTGGCCATTATACGACAGAATGGGACAGAATGGAACAGGGTGTGACAGTTGTTCAATCGTCCTCAATGTTTAATTTGTCCATGATTTCTTCCATAGAATAGGTTTTAACTGTGCCAGCATCAATCTCATCTACCATTTGTCGCAGTTGTTCAAGAAACTCTTTAGGTAGAGTATCATCTTCACCAAGACATTGCCAAAACCACTGATAACATTCTTCATAAGGATCATCATACCACATCAAGGCATAATCCTTATAGTTACCTCGCATGAGATCAGACCAGATACGGAACGATCCACGAATATTCTGCCACCCAGTCATCCAGCAGTGACCGATATAATACTCAAACCAGTTCAGTTTCGTTTTCATTTGTAATTAAATCTATCCATTGTTTTTTCGTGTGTATAGGATCTATGTCGTCAGCATTATTCCATCTCCAAGTGCGAGAAAGAATATCTACATCCAGTCCAAACTTATATGCCCAGAACAGTAGAGAGAACGTGCTACCACTTCCAGATTTGATCTGAATGTAGGGCCAAGAGGGACAATCATTCCAACTGACTGATACCTGAAGCAGTGACCAGTTCTTGATGGTTAGAACTTGAACATACCAATCGTGTCCGAAGTCCTCACGATGCTTAAAGTTAATGAGTTTCATTTGAGTAGATTGTGATAGTATAATACTTCAGGGTTATCTAGGTCTTTACATCGAGGATAGAAGATTCCATCTCGATAACAACCATCCTCTGGTTTTGGTTGTTGATATACAACTTTTGGTGGATCATAACTGCGTTCACAAATGTAAGCACCTCGAAGGCAGAAATATAAAATTGTGATTGCTTCTGCCATCATCGCTTTGTCACCGAGATAGCAGGTTCACCTTTGTGAAAGATAGTATCAACAACTGCTTGCACTTTGCGGGAGGTGCTGATACCTACGCTATCATACACAGGCACACAGACCAGTCCAAAGGTCTTGGATTTGTCACCCAAACGAATCACACGGCCGATGGACTGACTGATACCAATATAGTCCATATTTCTCATGAACAGCACTGCCTCAAGACCAGACACATTGATACCCTCAGACAGGATAGAATGGTGCAGAACCACAAACTTCTTGGAGGAATCTTTACCCCAAGCATTGAGAGTCTCAAAGAATTGTTCGCGGTTGACTTTCTGACCGTCGATCACAGCACCAGTCTTGGATGTAATAATCATCCAAGAATAACCACGCTGCAGCAGTTGTTGACAGAAATCAGATTCTGACACCAAACCGATGATTTGTTTGGTAGTGCGAGCGCAGACAAGAATCTTCTTGACATCTTGCTCATCAATCGTTTCAATGAGATTGTCAGCATCACGGGAGAAAACAACCTGCTTACCCTTGACCATCGGCAGTTGCTTGACAACAACCTTAGGAGGTAGAATATAACCCTGCTCCACCAGTTCAGGTGCAGGAACATTGCAAATTACCTGACCATACACTTCAGGCATGTTCATGCCTGGTTTAGAAATGGTAGCGGAATGTTTGGGCGTGGCTGTGAAGAAATAGCAACGCTTTGCATCAGCAGAGAAATACTCAGTTGCAGGGAAAAAGTTGCGCTTGACGCTGTTATGTGCCTCATCAAAGTAGATCGTATCAACAGGAATATCTGCCTGTTGCAGACGCTGCAGAGAGTTATAGGTGGTAAAGATCAGCAGGTGGCGATTATCAGCAAGACAGATACCTACGTTGACAACAATCTCGGAAGGTTTGGTAGTGTTGAAGTGATGAGTCTCTCCAGAGTGAACGTGCATCACTTCAGCATTATCAATATGCTCAAGAAATTCGCTAGACAGCTGCTCTGCCAGCAAGATGCGCGGCGCACAAACTACAACAATCTTGGCAGTTTCTGATTGAAACAGACGCTTACAATCAAAAATCATCGTAGGAGTTTTACCAGCGCCCGTGGGCATGGTCAGTTGACCTTTGCTATGATTTTCCATAGCATCGAGACCACGGATCTGATGAGGGCGAAGCGTAATCATAAATTGCGTTTCAATATGGCCATTATACATCAAAAAGGGGTCCGTGTGGACCCCATGTGACGGTTTCAGAACTGGATCAGGGTTGAGTCAGGGACAGACAATCTTGAGTGCCATCGAACTCAATCGAGTTGCCATACATATCAACCAAACCAACTTCAGTCGGGCGACCCTTATCTTGAGGGTTAGGCTTCACATACTGTGCAAGGAATCCAGCAATCTTGATGGGGAAGTTTTCCTCATCAACAGTGGACACATCAGCATCACACAAATCAGCAGCGAACTGAATCATAAAAGATTTCATCTCATTGTACTCGTCAATGAAGTTTTCGCGGAACTTTTCCAGATTAGGAACGCGCTTCTGTGCATAACCAAAGATATACACAGGAATACCCAGGCGCTGTGCATGGTACATAGCGCGACCCCACGTAGCTTTGTTGTCGCCAGCACCACAGCAGTAGGCAATGTAACCCTGAGAAATCAACTCAGAATCAGTGCGACTCTCAACACCTTGCTTAGCAAAGTTATTGTTCTTGATGAAACCATTCAGAGTATTTTCAGAATGTCCCACCGAGTTGTAGGTACGGAAGTTGGGGTAAACTTGGCAGTTGTTGAAACACTCAGTTTTGATCGATTTGCGAGTCTTAGCAGAACGATCAGAAGCAATCAGATCCACAAAGTCGCTGATGGAATCTTCAGTGCGCTCAATCACACCACGATCTACTGCATTACACACTTCTTTGATGTAATCAGTGGATTTTTGAGGCAGTTGAGGATTAGCGTGGTGATTAGACTGGTTGCGAGCAACGATTTCCCAATAAAGGGAATCGAATTTGTAGACATCAAAGATGTACAGATCTTGACCGATGCGCGTCAAAGCTTCGAAGCGATTGTAACCAGACTGTGCTTTCAGTGCAGTCGGGTTCATATCTTCGCCATCAAAGCAACAAATAGGAGGAGGACAATCTGTTTTGTATCCATACACCTCATAGTTGTTGACAAGGTTATTCACATGATCTGCCTCGTTGTTCTTGTCACGAGGTTGTTCTTTTAGATCATAGCGCACAAACTGACGAGGAATCAGATAGCGACCAAGAAAAGTAGAACCCTTATATTCACGAGCAGGGCACTTTTCCAGAGACTCTTGCAGCATCTCTTCAGTCAGACCAAGAGGATTTGCAACAGTCTGTGCAGTTTTATCCCAAATCAAAGAAATTTGGGCAGAAATGTTGTAAGTTTGAGCAGACATTGTTTAGTAAATCGAAACTAAGGACATGATTGGGTTGGAACTGAGTTCCTGTTCCTCAACCATGTGGCCAATATAACCGATTTAGAAGAACCCGTCAAGGCCACCGACCAGTTCGGGAATTGTCACAGTGTCCGTCACCTTATCTCCAAGCACTCTCACAATGAGATCCAACGATCTCTGATGTGGACGCCCCTTCCATCCATACCACTTGCTTTTCTTACCCATAGAGTATGGTGGAAGCTTTCCTACGGAAAGATACTGCTCCGCAGTAAGGTCGTAAATGTTATCTTCATTCTGTAACCACCAGTGAGTCTCACTACGGTAATCCACACCACTCATTGGTTGCAACTTATCAGTATCCATCAGATAGAACAATGCCTGCGTAGAGTGATAGCAATGTCCATAATATGGATTGGTTTGATTCTCTGCACGATACCTTGTTGATAAAAGATCTGGTGACAGATTGCGTTTAATCAATCCCATTACCAGAGCCATATTCATCTCACAGAATCTGTAAGGTACAAAACTCAATGTACGAGTCTTGATGATTGTGTCTCCATTATATTTGTGTCTCTCTACAGTTCTTATAGCCATCTCATCAACCCGGACAAAGGTATTCTACAGGGATTTATGAGTTTCTGTCAAGTACTCCAGATATTCTTCATAGAGAACTTCTTCCATCTGCACTGCTTGTTGTTCCCATGGTTGATCTTCATAGTCAACATTAGAGAAATCAATGCCTCTCCAATGTCTCTTACCATAACGATCTCTGAGAGCACCTTGAACATGCTGATACACATGCCAGAGTTCATGTAGCAGCGTCTTGGTATAATGTTCGGGTGTCATGAAGTTGTGCATTTCAATCTCAAATGCACGAGGACGATAGTCACAATCAGTGGCCCACACCCAACCATACACACCCTCACGATACAGACCGCGATGATGAATCGAAATGTCCAGTTTGTGTCTGGGAAGGTGTTTGGATACAAACCACTCTACAATACGCTCACAGCGGCGCTTAGAGTAATTGTAACCAGTAATTTCAAGAGATAGCATAGTTCAGCACCGATTCCGTGAGTTTAACACCCCAGTGCAAGAAATTCACAAATGCACCGATAAAGACTAGTTTTTCGGTTAATGACAGTCGCATGGACTCCTGTTGTCTGTGGCCATTATAAAACCCCTCAGAGCGTCTCTGAGGGGTCATGTGGACAGTTTTTACTTTGGCATACCCAGGTATGGGCGACCATCATAAATGTTATTTTTGTGCTCTCCGTCAGCATTTACATAATGTAAAAATGCTTGTAAGTACCAATCTTGCTCAAATGGTGGTCTCCAGTGATAAAGATCACAACCACGATATAAACAAAGATCTCCAGGTTCAAGAAGAATTTCTACAGCATCGCTGCGATCTTCCTGAGTTGAAAAATAAATGGGATTGATTGGAGTTTCATTGGGGATACCAAGAGCCAATGTTGCAGAAAGTTCACATGATGGACGATCTCTATGAATTGCCAACTCATCATCTTTACCATATAGTCTAGTATAAGTGTATGTTGGGAGTAATTTATAACCAGTTATTTCACTCAACGAATCAATAGAATTTCCTAAGATAGTATCCATTAAAGGATCTCCATAGAAAAAATAACTATTTGGCGCTTGTATGTCACCAATAACTGCCTGACCTGCACAAAGTCTTGTGTAAAAATACGATTGTATAAACTGAACAAAATCTTTATCTAAAAAATTTCTAACAATTTCATATCCTTTTTCTTTGAACATAATCTACCTCAAATTTGGTCCATGAATCCATGCAACTAACGAATATCGTTCCCCCTTTGTTACTGGTGTAACCTCATGTAAAGTATGCGATGGGAAAAATACCATCAGACCCTTTTGTTTCGAAATAACAGTTGGATTTTTTGATAAATGTAATAATAACTCTCCACCCTCATAATCATTGGGATCTGATAACTGTAAAGACATACTCAACTTACGGTTATGTGGTAATGACCAAGGTGTTGGGTCAATATGCGCGTGATAAGTTCCTTCTTCCGAACTTAAGTAATGAGTAAACTGAAGTCTTTCAATTTTTTCTAAATCAAAATTCCAGAATTGCTGATTGTTTTGTTTTACAACATCAGTAATTCTTTGAAATATCCAATTTGTTTCTGAGTTTGCACCAA